CATAAATGGCACGTAAAAACTTTTTTCAGCGTACAAGTGCAGCAATGCGCTATATGTTTTTAGGAACACAATCCAATATTGTGAGCCCAATTAATGTAAAAAACATCGACTTTGGTGTTAATGTGTCACAGGATAGTGCGCTCAAATTTACTGCTGTGTATGCAGCAATCAAGTTACTCTCTGAAAATATTGCAGCTCTGCCTAAAAGTGTAAAATTCCGATCCGAGAGAGGTTGGGAAAAAGCAGATCACGCAGCAAACCGCCTTTTGAGTATTAGGCCAAATGACTATACAGACATTTTTGCTTTTTGGTTTACAATCAATGCAAATTTGCAAGGTTGGGGAAATGCCTTTGCAGTCATCAAGTATGAGAATGGAATCCCAGTTTCCTTACACCAGATACACCCTCGCAATGTAAAGATAGGATTTGTTGATGGGCAAAAAGTATTTGAGGTTGATTGTCCTTTTGGATTTCAAAAGCAGTTCAACGGCAGATATCTGAATTGGGAAATGCTGCACTTTATGATGTTTTCTCTTGATGGAATTACCGGAATTGATCCAATTACATACAATGCTGCTGCAATAGGCAGGGGCATAGCAGCTCAGGAGTTTTCCGCAGAATACTATCGCAAGGGAGGTAATATAAAGGGCGTACTCGAAACAGATCAAAACTTAGGAGAGGAAGCTTATAGGTCCTTTACTAAACGATTTACAGAGGCTTCCGGAAACTTTGAAACCCCACTACTGGAATTTGGTATAAAGTACAAAAACATCAACGTTAACCCTGTTGCTGCGCAACTCATTCAGAGTGAAACTCTCTCAATTCAGGACATTGCCAGAATATTCAATGTGCCACCTCATTTGCTTGCTGAACTCACCCATGCTACATTCAGCAACATTGAACAACAAAATATATTTTTTGGAACACACTCTTTGAGGCCTATTTGCAAAAGGATTGAAAATCAGCTTGAGGATAAGCTATTTCTGGATGATGAAAAAGCCAACTATTCTGTAAAATTTGATCTCAAAGGTTTTATGAGGGGAGACAGCAAATCGAGGAGTGATTACTATAAGAATGCTATCAATTCAGGATTTATGACACGTAATGAGGTCAGGGATCTTGAGGAGCTCCCGGCTCTCGATGGACTTGATGATCCTTTGCAACCTCTCAACATGGTGCCGGTTGGCAGCAATGATGATATTGATGACGGCGATGATAATAATCCGCCTCCCCGCAAAAAATGACACAATAAAAATTCAGAATAATGGAAGATAAAATCAAACGCAGATACCTCGAGGATGCCCAAATTAGGAGCATTGATGATGAAGCCAGAACGGTAGAGTTTGTGGCAAGTGATAATACTGTGGATTCCTACGGTACAGTGTTGCCATCTGATAAATGGGATTTAAAGAGATATGAGAAAAACGGTATTATAGGCTATCAGCATCAAGTCTATGGGGATTATGGTAAGGCTGATCCGGATGATGTCCTCGGTCATGGCCAGGCATTCGTTGAGGATAACAAGTTGATCGTTAAGGCCACTTTTGAACCGGCAGAAATAAATAAAAAGGCCGACAAAATTTTCAAAAAAATTCAATTTGGATCCATCAAAGGAGTTTCTGTTGGGTTTATGCCTACAAAGCCAGGTCACTGGGGAGATAAGAAAAAAGGAGAGGATCCGGATGTTTACTATTTCGAGGGTCAGGAACTGATTGAGGTATCAGTTGTGAACATACCGGCAAATCCTAATGCCGTAAAAAGGAACATCGCTGAAGAAAGGCAGGAGCTTGAAGAGAGCCGTCCTACTGAAGAAAATGATACTTCGGAAGAACAAAAGGTTGATGACAACCCTACTCCGGAGATAAACGAAAGAGAAATATTAACCAAAGCCAATGCTGCAATAAGCTTGGCACAAATCAATTGACATATTATGAAAACATCAAGAGAATTGTCAGCTGAGTTGAACGCCAGGATGGCGAGACTTGGCAACACGGAGGGGGAAGAGCGTAACGCTATCCTCCGAGACATTGAGAGCTTGACAAATGAGCTCAACACTGTAATGGCAGCTGAGGCTGCTCTGAGAAACAAACCCCTGCAGGATCCGGAGCGAAGAGAAATTAAGAGATTTTCTATTTCTAAATTCCTTAGAGAGGCCTATTATAACAATCTCACAGGAATAGAGAGAGAGATGAATGATGAGGCAATAAAGGAGCGTGCTAACGCCGGAATAACTGGGGGTGAGAGATTTTCCATTCCATCAATCTTTCTGAGAGAAGGAGGCCCCGAACCAGATCCCTTCCCATTCTACAACATTGGTACAGCGACTGAGGGTGCTGAATTTGCCCACGTCACTCGCATAAGTTATGCAGAGGCCTTGAGGAATAACCTTGTTTGTGCAAAGGCAGGAGCTACCTACCTTACCGGCCTTCAAGGTAATGTAAGAATTGTAAAGGGTGGTGGGGCATCTGCCTCCTGGCTTGCAGAGGGTGCCTCGGCGCCAAAGGAAAAGCAGACTTTTTCTGCAATAACGATGTCGCCGAAAAGGCTTCAAATTTTGTCCGGATACACTCTTGATCTACTCAAGCAAACCTCACTCGATGTGGAGGTACACATCTTGCGTGATATGATAAGATCTCATGCAGAAGCATTAGATGCAGCAATTTTGGCAGGCACCGGCTCAGATGGGCAGCCTACAGGAGTGCTTAATGCATCAGGCATCAACTCTGTGGCTATGGGTGCAAATGGCGGTGATATTAATTTTGCCAAATTAGTGCAAATGGAAGAGGAGGTGGGTATTGATAATGGACTTTTGGGCTCACTTGTTTATATTACCAACTCAAAGGTTAATAGTAAACTAAAAACCACGCCCCAGGTTGCAGGATATCCGGTTTACCTTAAGGATAGCAATGGTATATCCAATGGCTACCCCGTGCTTGTTTCTAATGCAGTGCCTTCTAATCTAACCAAGGGTACATCATCAGGAAAATGCTCTGCAATGTTATTTGGAAATTGGAATGAGGTGCTTGCAGGCCAATGGGGAGGCATTGATATTCTCATTGACCCTCTCTCCTCTAAGGAAAGCGCAGTGATAGAAGTTACTGCATATGCCTACCATGACGTTTGTGTGCGCAGAGCTGACAGCTTCTGTAAGATTGCGGACATCACTACTACTTAATCAGAGTTTTCTTTTCATAGATAAACTTGGTTTTTTGTTAACTGTCTTTATTCCTCATTTTGCAATGGAAAAGGTCTGGTATAATAGAAGGGCTGTAGCGCTGGATGCACTAAAGCGCAATGTGCGCCTCATGGAAGAGGATTGCACATTTGATGATCTCTTGACTGATAAGCTGGATGCAGCAATAGCGGCTACTTCCAACTTCATTGGCCGTGATCTAAGGACCATCTATGAGCTTATCGGACCTTTCCAAAGCGAGGTGAATCTCGAAAGAGATAGGTGTGTTCACATTACAAAAGTTCGTGTGAATGACACCGATGTACTTGCAACTCATTGGTGCCATGCGGAGGGTAAACTCATAATCAGAGGGGAATACCCTGATGATGCCACTCTCCGCATCATCTTTGAGTATAATCAGGATATCATCAATGCAGTACTCATGCACGCTTCAGCATTATTTTTAAATCCTGCTGATAGTGTTGAGGCACTGCCCAGAGCATCACAAAACCTATTAAGAGCTTATCGCTATGGTTGAAATTGGCAATTTCGATACAAAAATAACTTACCTGTTGCCGGTGCAAACTACCGGAAGTCAGGGAGAGGTTATAATTGACTATTTGCCTGTTCACACGGCATTTGCTGATTTGCAGACCAACATTGATGAATTTAACAGCGATTCCAACCTTGAGCAGGCAAGATCGCTAAATGTTACAACGTATAAATATCCCCTTACTACCAGGCATAGAGTAAGGATAGGAGTTGAGGAGTACGAGATAACCAGTATCACTCCTGCAGAAAGGATGCAACCTTTTATGACAATCAACCTGACAAAGATCAATGGCTAAGTACAACCATAAGCACTACATAGAGGGAGTTGAGGAGGCTCACAGGATACTCCGCAGGGCGCCGATGAATGCCACCAGGATTATCAATAAGAGCTTTTATGCAGCTGCTCAGGTTATAAAGCCCGATCTTGTTTCCAATGCTCCCTTTCCAGCAGCCCAAGAACTGGTGGAGCACAGGATAAAGAAAACCGATAGAGGTAGGCAGCTGATCGTAGGTTACTTTGGCGCAACGGAGGGTGACAGGAAATTTAACTGGTTTAAAGCTTACTGGGCCAACTATGGCACACTGACGAAAAGAGATCCAAACCACTCCTTTGATTATCCCATAAAAAGGTTGAGGAGAAAGAGGAGAAATGAGGTTGGCCAACCTGCACAGAATTTTTTTGAAAACGCAATGAGAGGAAAAGAATCGGCAATGAGGGCCGAATTTGAGAGGGCGATTGAGAAAAACATAGACGAATTGTACAGATGACAAACACAATAGGACAAAAACTAAAGGAGATCATTGACCCTATCACTACACTTTATTTGAGTGAAGCGCAAACCGATACCCTCCCATATTGTGTGTATGACCCGGAATATAGAGAAGAGCGGACCAAAGAGGGCGTTTATAAGATCGTAGGCTACATAACTCTTTTTGTTGTAGCAATGACCTTTGAGCAAGCCGAAAACCTTATGACGGCCATAAAAACGGCCATAAATGGGATTGAAAGTCCGCAGTACAATTCAACCTTCATAATGGAAGATAAAAAGTCCTATGAAGGAGTTTGGATTTTAAAAGCAGAATATAACATAAATCAATATAAAATTTAACAAATCATGGAAGAGGAAAGAATTTTAGGATACAACTGCCGGTTGAAGATCCAAAATAAACTACTGGCAGGTACAACTCAGGATGATCTCAACATCAGCGCCGTTACCAAAGATAGCATAACAAAAGATGATGCAGGTAACAAGAAAAGCGCAATCGTAGGACATGAGGTAACATTCAGCGTCAGTGGCATTGTTACGCTTGGCGCAACCGCAGGCACGCACCTGAGCAGGGATGAAATAATCGCATTATCTCTGCTTACCGGAGATGATGCTATTGTTGGGGTTGAATATGTTGCTGGAAATGGCGCAGCGTATGAAGGTGATGCAGTGATCACCAGCTACTCCGAAGGCTCCGGCTCGGAAGAGGAGGCCACCTATGGCCTTAACCTGAAAATCAGCGGTTCATTTACCCTTAAGACAGGCATCTGATAAATGGAGAAACACTATATTGAATTAGGCGGTATCAAGTACCGTGTGGAATTTAATTGGAATACCACTGCATCATTCTTGGCAGCAACCGGAAGGGATGATATGGCATCTCTGGTTACATTCTCTTTTGCTCCTACAGATATGACTGCTTTGGTGCGATGTGCCATTAAGGAGGGTGAAAGATTGGAAGGGAGGGAGTTTAATCTGACTGCGGAGCAAATAGGAGAATACCTTACTGCAACAAAGGTAATGGAGGTGTTGAGGATATTCAAGATCCACAATGGAGCAGATGACAACGAAAATGAGGATGTTGAGGCAAAGGAGTCAAAAAAAAAGGGTCTGTTCCGACATTCAAAGAGACCAAAGGCATAGCATTCGGACTGCTCCGTCTCCGAGTTGAGGATTTCGGTCTGATGCGCCCCGGGGATTTTTGGATTGCCGTTGATGCTTGGCAAAAAGAGAGGGAGCGCAGAGATCGGTTGATGTGAGAGTTGGCAAGGGGGTTGGCTGCGAGAGTGGTTAACCCCTTTTTGCAAAAGCCCATAGATGAC